CGGGTCCAGTACCGGGCGGGCGGGCGCTTTGTCATGAACCGCAAGACGGTCTCGGCGGTGCGCAAGTTCAAGGACACTAGCGGCAATTATATCTGGAATGCGGCCCTACAACCCGGCGCATCGGCCACCTTGCTTGGCTATCCGGTGACCGAGATCGAGACCATGCCCGATATCGCGGCCAATTCGCACTCGATCGCGTTCGGTGACTTTAAGCGCGGCTATCTGATTGTTGACCGGGCCGGGGTGCGGGTGCTGCGCGATCCCTATTCGATCAAACCCAATGTCTTGTTCTACACCACCAAACGGGTTGGCGGCGGCATCCAGAATTTCGATGCGATCAAGCTTTTGAAATTCGCCGCCAGCTAGACCCAGCCGCGAGCCTTCCTTCCCCTCGCCTCCCTCTCTCCGCCTACGGACGGAAATACCATGACCGCGCCTTAGGCGGGGAGGGGGGTCTTTTTGTCTTTCGCAATGGGCTTGTTTGCCATGACCTTGCAAATCCTGATCCCGCCCGCGAGCGAGCCGGTAAGCCTTTCCGAGGCCAAGGCGGCCTTGCGCGTTACCGACACGGTCGAAGACGCCTTGATCAGTCGTCTGATCAGCGCCGCCCGTCAAAGGATCGAGCGGTCCTTGGGCCTTGGCCTGATCGGAGCCAGCTATCGCGAAACCTTTGATCGCTGGGGGTTTAGGCGTCAGAGCTCAGGGGCCTATCGTTTGCGCATGGGTCCGCTCATGTCGGTCACGGCAGTGCGGGTGGCAGACAATACCGGCAGCTTTCTGACCATCGACCCAAGCCTATACCGCGTCCGGCTTGCGACGCGGCCTGGCCTGATTGCCCCCACCGCGGCGGGACTGCCAGAGGCAGGCATAGCCACGGGCGGCCTGCAGATCGATTATCGCTGCGGCTTTGGCGAGACGGCCGCCGATGTGCCCGAACCCCTGCGTCAGGCGGTCCTGGCCCTGGTCGCGCATGGGTTTGAAAACCGTGATGAGGCCACAGCCCCAATCGGCCTGGTCGAGCCATGGCTGGCCCCCTATCGGCGGGTGCGGCTGTGATCGGGTCCCTGCGCCGCCGCGCGGTCCTGTCCAGTGTCAGTGAGACCGTAACCCCAAGCGGTGGGCGGGTACGGACCTGGACCGCCTTTGCCACCATCTGGGTCAATCTGACCGCCACCAGCACAGACATGGTCGCCGCCGCGGATCAAAAGCCGGTGCGCCGCCAAAGCCTAAAAGCCCAGGCCCGCGATCTGGCCAGTGCTGCGGTCGGCCAGCGCTGCAGCGTCGATGGCCGGACCTGGTGGGTGCGCGCGGTCGATCGTGACCAGCCCCGCCCTGGCTATATGACCCTCTTTCTCGAAAGCGATCTGACATGAGCCGCGATGCTGACAGTGCCTTGCAGGTCGCCATCCTGGCCAAGCTGGTTAGCCAGGCGAGCCTCCAGCCTCTGCTGGGCAATCCGCCGCGCGTCTATGACGAGCCGCCCTTGGATCTGGTCTATCCCTTTATCACCCTGGGCAGCAGCCAGACCCGGCCCTCTGGCGGTCTGGTCGATCCGGTTGGCCTAGAGGCTACCGAACACGCCATCAGCCTGACCATAGCCTCCGTCTCGGGCGGCACCGAAGAGGTCAAGAGCTTGCTGGGTCTGGTGCGGCTAGCCCTGCACGGCGCGGCCTTAAGTCTAGAAGATCACCGGCTGATCAATCTGCGCGTGACCTTTGCCGATGTGTTTCGGGCCGCCGACTGGCGCTCCACCTATGGCGTCTTGCGCCTGCGGGCCGTGACTGAACCGATCAATCCCTGACATTTAGGAGCCCAAAATGGCGGCGCAAAAAGGCAAGGATGTCTTGCTGAAAATTGGCGATGGGGCCAATCCCGAAACCTATACGACGGTGGCAGGCCTGCGTGCGCGCACCCTGTCGCTCAATGCCAAGTCGGTCGATGCTACCGATTCCGACAGCACGGGCCGCTGGCGCGAGCTCTTGGCGGGGGCGGGGGTTAAGTCTGCTGCCGTGTCTGGCTCAGGCGTGTTTCGCGATGGTGCTGCCGATGCCCTGGTCCGCGACGCGTTTTTCTCGCAAGACACCCGCAATTGGCGGCTGATTATCCCTGATTTTGGTACTTTAGAGGGCCGGTTCTTAATCGCGTCGCTGGACTATGCCGGGGACCATGAGGGCGAGGTGACCTTTGCCTTGAGCCTGGCCTCGGCTGGCCCGCTCACCTTTACCGCCGCGTAAGGGGGCGTGTGATGATTGCAGCTAATCATGCGCGCGGTGAGGTGATCCAAGACCTTGCCGGACAGCCGCGCCGCCTTTGCCTGACGCTTGGGGCCTTGGCCGAGCTTGAAACCGCCTTTGGTCTAGAGGGGTGGGAGGCCTTGTCTGAGCGCCTGCGCCGCCTGTCGGCCAAGGACCTGCTGCTGGTGCTGGCGGCCCTGTTACGCGGCGGCGGCGAGATCGAGGCGGCGGAGCGTCTGGACCAGACCCCGATCGATTTTCGTCAGGCCGCCAATGCCGTTGCCGCCGCCTTTGTGGCGGCAGGTGAGGCATGAGCCTGTGGCCCGGCCTGTTGCGGCTGGCCGTATTGGAGCTTGGCCTGACGCCCGAGGCGTTCTGGCGGCTTTCCCTGGCCGAGTGGCGCGCCTTGACCGCGATCCCCGAGCACGACCTTGCCCTGTCCAGGTCAAGGTTTGACGTGCTTTGCAGCCTTTATCCCGATGAGGTCCCATGAGCCCCCCGTCCAGTTTTTCATCCAGCTCCGGCCTTGGCGCGGTGTCAGCCCAGGCCGCCGATGCCGCAGCCGCCTTAAGCGCCCTAAAGGCCCCGGCCCAAAGCGCGGCGGATACGATTGACCAGGCCTTTAGCCGCGCGGGGGCCAGCCTAGCCAAGAGCCTTGGCCGAGCAGCCAGTGACGGCAAGATCAGCCTGCAGGAACTGGCCCAGGCCGCGCTTGCGGCCATTAATGCCTTTGCCCAGGCCAGCAGCACCGGATCGCGGGGCGGTGGCCTTGGCGAGATCCTAGGTCAGGTCTTGAGCGCAGGCTTTTCCGGTGCCCGCGCCGATGGCGGCCCGGTGAGTGCGGGCGGGGCCTATCTGGTCGGCGAACGTGGCCCTGAAGTGTTTCGCCCCTCTGTTGGTGGCAGCATCGATTCCGGCGCCAGCGGCGGCATGACCGTCAATATCAATGTTTCTGCGTCTGAGGGCGGTCTTCTGCGCTCCGAGGCCCAGCTTGCCCAGGCCCTGGCCCGCGCCGTGTCGCTGGGCGGGCGCAAACTCTAGGAGCCTTTTTAAATGGCCTTTCATGATGTGATCTTGCCCGCGCGCCTGGCCTTTGGCTCCAGCGGCGGGGTCGAGCGGCGAACCGAGATTGTCACCCTGGCGTCTGGCGCTGAGCGCCGCTCCAGCCCCTGGGCGCATGGCCGCAGGCGGTTCCTGATCGGGGCTGGGGTGCGCTCGCTCGATGATATTGCCGCCTTGACCGCGTTTTTCGAGGCACGTTTTGGCCGCCTCTATGCCTTTCGGTTCAAGGATTTTTCCGACTGCAAATCCTGCCTGCCCTCCAAGACCCCCAGCCCGCTCGATCAGCCCTTGGGCACCGGCAATGGCACGGCCAAGACCTTTGCCCTTATCAAGCGCTATGGCACTGGCAGCCTGAGCTATGACCGGGCGATCACCAAGCCCGTAGCGGGAACGGTCCGGGTGGCGGTGGCGGGTGTGGAACTGGCGGCAACGGGGTTTAGCGTCAATACCCTGACCGGCCTGGTGACCCTGACGACCGCCCCGGCCACTGGGGCAGTGATTACGGCGGGCTATAGCTTCCACACGCCGGTGCGTTTCGATACCGATCGGCTGGATGTCTCGCTCGAAGGGTTTGAGGCCGGGCGTCTGGTGGCCGCGCCCCTGATCGAGGTGCAGGTCTAGCATGCGCAGTCTGCCCCAAACCCTGATCGATCGGATCGAAAGCGGTTCGGCAAGCCTTTGCCATGTCTGGCTTTTGGCCCGCAAAGACGGCGTTAAGCTTGGCTTTACCGATCATGACCGTGACCTGGTGGTCGATGGCGTCACCTGTCAGGCGGCGACCGGCTGGACCGCAGGCGCCGCCGAGACCGCGCTTGGCTATGGCCCCGGAAGTTTGGCTGCGAGCGGCGTGCTCGATAGTGCCGCCATCTCTGAGACCGATATTCGGCTTGGCAGTTATGACCATGCCGAGATCGAATTGCGCCGCGTCGATTGGCAACAGCCGGGCCTAGGCGTTCCGCTTTGGCAGGGGCATTTGTCTAAGCTCACCCGCGAGGGCGAGCGGTTCACCGCTGAGATTGAGGGCCCGCTTGGGGTGCTGGACCGGGTGGTGGGGCGCACCTTTGGCCGTTTGTGCGACGCTGATCTGGGCGATAGCCGCTGTGGTCTGGCGGTCAATGCTCCGGCCTATACGGGTCAGGGCCAGATTGTTTCGGTCCAGGGGCGGAAGCTGGTCCTAAGCGGGCTGGACAGTTATGATCCCGGCTGGTTTTCCGGCGGACTGATCACACCCTTGGGCGGTCCGGCCCTAACCATAGCCGCCCACACTACGCGCGATGATGACAAGGCGGTCCTGGTCTTGCAGTCGGTCCCGTCGGCGGCCTTGGCGGCGCTCTTGACCGTGGGCAAGGCCTGTACCGTGCGCGCGGGCTGTGACAAGGCCTATGCCACCTGCAAGGACCGGTTTGCCAACAGTCTGAACTTTCAGGGCTTTCCACATATTCCCGGCGATGACTTCTTGTCGCTCTATCCGGTCGAGGGTGAGGCCAATACGGGCGGCTCGCGGCGGGCATGAGCACAGACTTGCCGCCCGTGACGCGGGCCCAGATTGTGCGTGCGGCGCAAGACTGGATCGGCACGCCCTATCAGCATCAGGCCAGCCTGATCGGGGTGGGCTGTGATTGTCTGGGCCTGGTTGGCGGGGTCTGGGCGGGGCTTTATGGGTCTTGGCCAGAAGCGGTGCCGCCCTATCGACCCGACTGGGCCGAGCTTGGCACAGATGAGCCGCTGCTTGCCGCCGTGCGTCGCCATTTTGTCGCCATGCCGCTATCGGCCAGCCTCCTGCCCGGTGACCTCCTCCTCTTTCGCATGAGCCAAGAGGCCCAGATCAAGCATTGCGCCCTGGTCAGTGCGGCCGCAACGCCCAACGCCGAGGCCAAGATCATTCATGCCTATTGGGGCCGTGCGGTGCTGGAAAGCTGGCTGGGGCCCTGGTGGCGACGGCGGCTGGCGGCGCGGTTTTCGTTTCCAAATGTGAGGGACTAA